CACTGCCAGCGGGATACGTTGTCGGAATCGTTGAGAAACCGACGGTGCTTGAAGTAGGTCAATCACCAATGCTCGTCGCTGACATAAACGTTTCAACTTACTACACACAAACAATCTAAGGAGTAAAAATGCCAACAACGGTAATCACTGGGCGCGACATAACCTTCACAATTGGTGGCAATGTTTACGACGCTCAGGCAACAAGCGCAGTTCTATCAAATAGCCCAACAATTGAGACCTATCAAACTTTGGACGGAAAAGTTTATCGACACATTGATGACCAGTTCTCGTTCGACGTTGAAATGCTTGCAGATTGGGGCGCAACTGGTTCACTTTGCGAGGGTTTATGGAATGCAACCGAATCAGCACCAAACACAGGAATTTCAACCGTGTTGACCGCAACAAGCGGTGCGACATTTACGTTTCAGATTCTGCCAGCGTTTCCAAGCGCAGGCGGTACTGCACCAGACGCTCAAACAGTGTCACTTTCATTTACCGTTATCGGCACACCAGCCGAAGCGTTCTAACACTAACAATCGGGAGACAAAATGAAACTACCAATCACGATCGAATTCACCAGCGGTGAGCAGGCGACATACGTTGCTGCTCCCCCTGAATGGGTTCGTTGGGAAAAGCACACAGGCAACACAATTGCACAGGCACAGGAGCGAATCGGAATTTCTGATTTAGTTTTCCTTGCTTATTATGCAATGAAGCGGGAAGCAGCTGGCAAGCCAACCAAAACCCTAGAGGTTTGGACGGAAACAATTGCTGACGTGAGTGTTGGTGAGGCAAACCCAAAAGTTACCCAGTCGGAAGCCTAAGTCGAATCGTTTGGGAAGTAGCCCTAGCAACAGGGCTACCCCCAAGCGAATTTGAATCAGCCGAGGACATTCTGACAGTCATTGAAATTATGGAAAGGCGCAACAATGGCAAGTGAGGCAATCACTTACGACAAAGCCGAATTGCGTTCGATTACGCGGGCATTTAAAGCAATGGACGACGAAGCCATTTCACAAGCCAAGCAAACGTCAAGTGCGTTGGCTGATTTTGTGCGTGGCAAGATCGTCAGCGCAGCCAGCAATCTGACCCGCAACCGTTTGGACAATAAAGTTGCCGAAGGTTCAAAAGTTTCCAAGTCATCAAAAATTGGTGAAATCAGTTTTGGTTTTGCTGGTCAAAAATTAAGCGGCGGGGGTACGACCCAACAACTATGGGGCGGCGCAGAATTTGGTTCAAATAAGTACAAACAATTTCCAGTCTGGTCAGGTCGTGAAGGGCGTGGGTCGCGCGGTTGGTTTATCTACCCGACGCTAAGATCAGCCCAGCCTGAGATTATTCAAAAATGGGAACAGGCGTTTTCAACCATAGTAAAGAGGTTTGACTAATGGCAGGTTCAAGAACCCTCAAACTATCAATACTTGCTGAGACAAAAGATTTAGTCGCTGGCTTAAATACCGCAAGCAAGGAAACCCAATCATTTGGTGACAAGGCAACAGAATTTGGCAAAAAGGCTGCATTGGCATTTGCCGTGGCTGGTACTGCCGCACTGGCATTCGCAGCTGACGCAGTAAAGGCAGCAGCCCAAGACGCACTTGCACAAGAGAAGTTAGCCGAAACAATCAAGGCAACGACTAACGCAACTGCTTCACAAATTGCCAGTGTTGAGGATTACATCACCGCAACTTCAATTGCCGTGGGTATTACTGACGACGAATTGCGTCCAGCCTTCGGTCGTTTGATTCGAAGCACAAAGGACACTGAGGAAGCCCAACGTTTATTGAATCTTGCGCTCGACCTTAGCGTTGCGACTTCAAAGCCAGTTGAAACAATCGCCAACGCTCTTGGACGAGCATACGACGGAAACACCGCTGCACTTGGCAGACTTGGTTTGGGACTAGATCAAAATCTTTTAAAATCAAAAGACAATGAAGCAATCATCAAATCACTTGAAACAACTTACGGCACTTTTGCAGAAGGCGCAGCAGAAACGGCAGCGGTTAAGTTTGAGCGAATTAGAATTGCGACTGACGAAGCAAAAGAATCAATTGGCGCGGCTTTATTGCCGGTGGTTCAAGAATTATCAGATTATGTTTTGACAACAGTTGTTCCAAATTTAGAATCTTTCATCAACGGATTAACTGGTCAGGGTAGTTTGGACGAAGCAACTGCCGACGCAACTGCTGGTGCATTTAAGTTTGGCGAACAAGTTCGCAAGGTAATTGCAACGGTAATTGATCTTAAAGACGAATTGAAAATTGTCGCTGGTGTTATTGCAACCATTTTCGTTGTTTCCAAAATTGCCGCAGCAGTATCGGGGACAATTGCATTGATCAAAACAATTATTACTGCTTACAATGCTTTAAAGGCTTCAGCGATCATTGCAGGTGTTGCAGGTTATTTTGCACTCAATCCATTGGCGGGTTTAGCAGCCGTCGGCATTGCTGCGGCGATTCTGGCTGGTGCAGCTGCACTCGTAGGTCGCAGTGACGTTAGCACGGACGATTTAGGCGGCGGCGGTGGCGTTGCTGGTTTTTCTGGAACAATGCCAAATGGTCAATCGTTTTCAACCGATAGAAGTCTTGGCGGCGGACGACAAACGGCTCCGACAAAAACAATTGTTGACACTAGCGGATTGGCTACTGTCTCCAAAGTGGCTGCAACCGCGGCTGCGGCTACGTCAAATGTCGTTTCAGGCGGTTTCAACGCGGGCAGTTTCCGAATGGCGGAAGCGGCTTCAATGGGGACAACGATCAATTTGACCGTAACTGGTGCGTTTGACAGGGAAGGCACTGCCCGCACAATTGTCGAAACCCTGAACAGTTCGGCTTATCGTGGCACGGGCGGTGCTGGAAACCTTGTTGCGCTATGACGCAATGGAATCCCGTTTGGCTAGTTGAAATTGACGGCGTTGAATACACCAACGCAGTTTTAGCAAACTTGACCATTCGCAGCGGTAGAACAAACATTTATGAGCAAGCCCAAGCGGGTTATGTCAATCTGCAACTTATTGACGTTGCACAAAGCACAATTCCTGTTTCAATCAATTCGACAATTTCCGTTCGAATCAAAGACACATCAAACGCCTATGTTTCAATTTTTGGTGGCAACGTTGTCGACATTGGTTTGGAAATTCGCGACGTGGGTTCGACAACTTTTACACAGACTTACAACATCACCGCACTTGGGGCATTGGCACGTTTGCCAAAAGCATTAACAAATGGCGTGCTTTCCAAAGATTTTGACGGCGATCAGATTTATGAGATTTTGAGCGACGTTTTGTTCAATACTTGGGCTGAAGTCGCAGGTGGCGTCACTTGGGGAACTTACACACCAGCGGGCACAACTTGGGCAACGGCTGAAAATAATGGTTTGGGCGAAATTGATCGACCAGGAAATTACGAATTAGCCGCACGGTCTAGCAATCGAACCGACGTTTATTCATTAGTGTCGGCGTTGGCAACTTCGGGACTTGGATACATTTACGAGGACGCGCAAGGACGCATTGGGTATGCCGATTCGACCCACCGAACCAATTACCTAGCAGCAAACGGATACGTCGATCTTGACGCTAATCACGCCCGCGCAGCTGGTTTGCGTATTGAAACCCGTGTGGGCGACGTTCGAAATTCCTTGACGATCAAATACAACGCAACCAGCAGCAACGAAGTATCTGCCAGTGACGCGGTTTCAATTTCCGAATACGGGGTGCTTGCCCAGATAATTACGACGACATTGCACAATTCAGCCGACGCGACCCAACAGGCAAATTTTTACCTTTCGTTACGTGCCAACCCTGAGCCGATTTTTAGTCAAATTACCTTTGACTTGACAAATCCCGAGGTGGACGACGCAGACCGCGACAACCTTTTGAACGTTTTTATGGGTGAAGCCATTGCGCTAAACAATTTACCGCTCAACATGAATTCAGGAACGTTTCAAGGATTCGTTGAAGGTTGGTCGTTTCAGGCTTCGTACAATCAACTTTCAGTGACCTTGCTACTTTCACCGCTTGCCTACTCATTGCAGTCAATGCGTTGGAATGACGTACCGATCAACGAAACATGGTCAAGCGTGTCGCCGACACTTGACTGGGAAAATGCAACAATTGTTGCCTGATAAGGAGAAAACATGACAAACCCAACAAGCAATTTCGGGTGGCAAATGCCAACTTCGACGGACTTGGTCACAGACCTACCCGCCGATTTCGAGGTTTTTGGACAAGCCGTTGACACTGCACTTGCCGATCTTAAAGGCGGCACAACAAATCAAGTTTTAGCGAAAAATAGCAACACAGACATGGATTTCAAATGGGTTGCAGACGCTGGTTTTTCCAACCCAATGACAACGACGGGCGACATTATTTATTCGTCAGGTGGTTCAACACCCGCGCGTTTGGGTATTGGTTCAACTGGTCAAGTCTTAAACGTTGCAGGTGGTGTGCCAGCATGGACAACACCCGCGGGCGGAAAAGTTTTACAGGTTGTCCAAGCCACAACAAGCACTGAAACAACCGTCAGCACAACCAGTTACACGGACACAGGATTAAGTGCAACTATTACACCAACTTCAGCGTCAAGTAAGATTTTAGTTTTGACTTGTCAAGCGGCGCGGGCTTCAGGTAGCGGAATCGAAGAAACGGGACTGGTGATTCGATTGGTTAGAGGATCAACCGCCATTTTCAACGATTCAAATAGCAACATGAATTTGCGATTACAAATTAACAACATAACCGCAACAATGGGCATAACAAGTTATTTAAATTATAACTATCTTGACAGTCCAGCAACAACATCTGCAACGACTTACAAAACGCAAGGCGCTGCAAGAACAAACAGCATGGATGCAGTTTTCCAAACTGGGTCAACTATGGCTTCGACGATCATTCTCATGGAAATTGGTGCGTAATGAAATCTGAATACTTGGTAAAAGCAATAAGAAAACTCAAGCCAAATAGCGAATTTTCTTTTACTGAAAGCGATTACAAATCTATAAAATGGGACGTTTTAGAAGGCACTGCGCCTACTGAAGCGCAAATAAATAGTGCAATTGAGCAAATTAAGGCTGATGAATTGACTGAAATTGAAACAAAAGCAACCCAAAAGGCTGCATTGCTTGCCAAACTGGGTATCACCGACGACGAAGCAAAATTGCTATTGTCATGACTTACCCACAGGGCACAAATGCACGGTTGATCGAAGTCGCCGCAGCTGAAGTGGGCACGGTTGAGGAAGGCGACAACCTGACCAAATACGGCAAATTTACGAAGGCTGACGGTTTGCCGTGGTGCGGTTCATTCGTTAACTGGTGTGCAGCGCAGGCGGGTGTCAAAATTCATTCAGTCGTTGGCACGGCGCAAGGCGCACACAAATTCAAGGAAATTCAACGTTGGTCAGGAATGCCACAATTAGGCTATTTGGCATTTATGGATTTCCCGCACGACGGCGTTGACCGAATTTCACACATTGGAATTGTGGTTGGACTTATTGACACAAAAACTTGCTTGACAATCGAAGGCAACACCAGCGGGACAGGCGACCAACGCAATGGCGGAATGGTAATGGTGAAGGTTCGATCTTATGGAGAAGGCAAAGAAATTGTTGGGTTTGGAATTCCAAAATTCGTTTCGTACAAAGGCGAATTCCCAACAGTCGAAGCACCAAAATCGGGAGCAAAACCGACAAAGGAGAAAAAATGGACAAAGCCAAAGCCTTAGCAGCGTCATGGGCGCGCTCATTTATGGCAGCAGCACTTGCGTTATACATGGCGGGCGTGACCGACCCTAAAACACTTGCAATGGCAGGTGTGGCAGCGGTTGCACCAGTGATCTTGCGCTGGTTAAACCCGCAGGATAAGAGTTTCGGGTTAACGGGGAAGTAGCCCGAACACTCACGGCGGCAGGGTTGGTTTGGGCACTTGCACTAACCCTGTCCGCTTGTGGGTATCAAGGCTGGGTACGTTATGAGTGTCAAGAATTTGAAAACTGGTCAAAGCCAGAATGCAAGAAACCGCAATGCGTCCCCACTGGAACGTGTACTGACGACATACTTGGATTCTCAACACGAGAAGCCCGCACGCCGTCGAAGCCCTGAGGACGTACACGCGCAGCTGATCTTGATTATTGGTTCAACCCTTGCTGCGGTTTTTTTGATTGTAACCGTTGGCATAACCTATGCGCTCATTTTTGTAACCCAGCCAATTGGAGCGCAAGCACCCAACGACGCAGCGTTTATTGACTTATTGAAAACGTTGGCAATTTTTTTGACTGGTTCATTGGGTGGCGTACTTGCTGGCAATGGACTGAAATCCAAGCCAAAACCCGTAGACACGCCGACAAACACGCAAGGTTCTTGACCGCGCGTTGTTCATGCGTCACCCTGAGTTCAGGTGGTAACACTTACCGCCTAGAATCGGGAGAATTCAAAAATGGTACTTGATTTATTAGACCCCCAAACGTTGGGTCGTTTGGTGCTTGTCATAATCCTTATGGTGCTTGGGGCTGCGGCTGGTTACGCAAAAGGCTTCAAAGACGGCAAGCGCGAAGGCATGGCACGACGTAAGGCAATGATTCGTCACATGACCAACAAGGTGGTCAACTAATGGGATTCTTGGTTAATTACGAGGCTTCGCGCGAAAGACTGGAACGCTGGTTGTCAACATACCCAAACGGGCGCATTGAAACCCGCATAGTTGAATTCAGTGCTGAAAAGGGTTATGTCCTTATTGAAGCAAAAGCCTTCAAAGGAAAGCCGCATGGCAGTAATTGGGACGAAGCACACGAAGTCGTTGAAATGCCTG